TTCGGCACTCAATCCAACGACAGGAATACCGCAGTCAGCGACCGACTTTGATAATTTAGGTTGTGTAAGTATTGAAACTGGAAAAGTGTATCAGGGGAACAACCTCGCACTACAAATAGGAGAAGCAGGAGACACTCTACAAATCAAAGGAGCAACGGCAAAAGGGTCGCTACTTGTTGGGAATGGCGTGAATACAGAAGAACTTGTAGTATTACCAGCAGGGAATAACGGGCAGGTTCTTATTATTGACGACACACAACCTCTCGGCGTGAGGTGGGGCGGTGAAGCAGGTGATATTAACTCAATCACAGCAGGAAATAATATAAATATAACAGGACCAACGGCGAACCCTATTGTTGAACTTCAATCACCCCTTACCTCTAATTTAAATATGGGTGGTATTTCCCTTGTTGATAGTGTTGCTTCGGTGGGAACAGCAGGACAAGTATTATCAGCAGGAGCAGGAGGACTTACATTATGGACTACAATAGCGACACCAGCAACAGAAGACCTCGCTACTACATTACTCGCTGGTAATTCAGCAGGAGCAACTGATATTGATTTAAATGATAATACATTATTGAGATGTGCTGAAATAACAAGCACGGGCGACCTAATGTTGAACCCAGTAGGAAGTATAGACGCAAATGGAAAAACACTTAATATGACGAATGGAGAAATCCACAATTGTCCGCTTATTCATTCACAAAACAACAACGATATAGATGTAGAAGCAAAAGGAACTGGAAATGTTGTATTAAAAACGGCAAATACAGATAGATTAACAATCAACGATACTGGTGAATGGGAAATAAGTGGAGGCGTTGGAACAGCGGGAGAAGTTCTATTAAGTAATGGCGTAGGGTCTTCTCCAAGTTGGGGTTCTGTTCCTGTTCCTGCGAATGTATTTAACAATATAGTTTATTTTGGAAACGCTACTGCTACAACCCCCTTGAAACTTTATTATTTAGATAGTGTTGGGGACTGGGTATTAGCGGATAATACAAACTCACAGGGAAAATTACTCGCATTCGCAGTTGGAACGGATAGTAGTGTCGCTGGTATGTGGATTGCTTCTAATACAGGAAATATCCCTATTGTTGTCGCAGACGGAGATATAGGAGGTGCTGTTTTTGTAAGTTCCGTCGCAGGTGAAATTACTGGAATACAACCCGCAGGACAAGATTTAAGTTTGGTTAGACAGGTTGGATATAAAATATCGGCGACAGAAATTAAGTTTTTTCTATATCCTATATATATAACACCAATAGGAATGAACGGATACGGAATAGCAACGCAAATCGGGGGGACTTCCTCTACAATTACAGACACAAATCAATATACTCTCCTTGCTTGGACGGCACTTTCAGGCACGAGAACTTTTACTATTTCAGTCGCAGGTCTTTTTGATATTTTAATGGTCGGCGGTGGTGGTGGTGGTGGTAGTGGTGCGGGTTATGGTGGTGAAGGTGGTGGTGGTGGTGGTGCGGGTCAAGTATTAATTAATACTCTATATTTACCAGTAGGAACTTATGATATAAATGTTGGAGCAGGTGGAGCAGAAGGCGTAGCAGGTGGTATTGTTTTTGGCGGTTCAAGTGGTTTTAATTTACAACCCGTAGGTTCAGCAGGAACACTAAAATATGAAGCATTAGGCGGGGTTTGTGGTGGTTCAAGTTGGAGTGGAGGAAAACAGGGTTATAATGCTGGTGGGGCATCTTATAGAGGTGGTTATGGTGGAAATCCAGCAGTTCAGTCATTCGGTATTTATGGTTCTGCTGGTGGGTCTTCAAATGGGTCAGGCAATAATGGAGGCGGAGGGGGTGCTGGTGGTGCTGGTTCTCAACGAACTATTACTAATCCGCCTACGGCAACGGCAGGTGGAGGTGGTGTAGGTATTACTACTACTTTTACAGGTGTTTCTACATCTTTCGGTGTAGGTGGGTGTGCTGGTGGTAATTCTGGAAGTGTTCCCTCCGCTCCTTCTGCGAATACTGGAAGCGGTGGAGCAGGTGCGATAGGAGCAGGTTCAGCACAAGCAGGAGCAAGTGGGTATATGGCAGTAAGGTTCAGGATTTAGAACAAATTACATAAAAAATAAAATCTTCATATATATCAAATCAAAGATTTAGTATGTCCGTAGGCAGTATTATTAATCAAGCAACGGGTAAGATATATGATGATTTAGTCCCGCAAGGAGGCGGTATTCCGCTCGCAAAAGGTCAAATTATAACAGCACTCGCAGGAGGGGAAGAAACAGCGTTCCCAGATGTGCCACCAGCGGACGGAAGTGTTCTATCTTACGACAGCAACACAGCAACAGGATTGAGGTATATCGCAAACCCAGCAGGTATTCCGCTTGATTATCAGCAACTCATATCAGCAAACCCAGCAAACGCCACAGCAATCGTTCCAGCACCAGCACAAAACAATTATGTTCTTACAAGTGATAATACATTAGGGGCAGGGTCAGCGGGTCTCGCTTGGAAACCTCTCGCTGGTCCAGCGGGAACAATCACTACAATAGCACCGCTTCAAGATTTAGAACCAGTCGCAGGGACGAATGAACTCTCAATCGCATTTACAGCAGTCAAGGGTGAAATCCCCGCAGGAAACGGCACAGCAAAAACAGGGGCATTAGTCCCAGCACCACCACAAGATAAATATGTTCTTACAAGCGACGCAACAACAGCAACAGGATTAAAGTGGTCGCCACCCACAGGAGCAAGTGGTATTATTGACGCAACTGCCCCCCTTGTAGATGACGCAGGTGTAGGCACGAATACAATCAGTATTAATTTTTCTGCGAGTGTTGGTGAAATCCCTTACGGCAACGGGACAGCAAAAACAGGGGCATTAACAAATGTGCCGACAGCAGGGCAAATATTAGGGATTGCTGGTGGTGTTCCTGCTTGGATAAACGCAGGAGGTTCAGGCACAATCACAGCACTCGCACCGCTTACAGAGTTCGCCGACGGAAACGCAAGTAAGGTCGCTGTTAATTTTACAGGCAAAGGAGACCTGATTGTAGGAGGTGGAGTTCAAGTTGGAGGAAACCCAGTAGCAGGGGTTATTCTACCAGCAGGAGCGAATGATATGGTATTGACTGCTAATTCAGCAACAGCGTCAGGATTAGAATGGAAAGCGTCGGGTTCAGGTTCTTCCGCAATCATATTTAGGAATAGCGTTGATGATACGCCTCTTACAATAACAGCACCTCTTACCGCAAATGATACTTGCGTCATAACGGCGGATAGAACATATCATACTTATAATCAACAGGTAAAAAACACTCCTTCTACTACGGGAGCAAATGTCTCCGCTCTCGCAAACCAAATAACATTTTTCACTTGGACTGCTCCTTCTAATATCCTGATTACTTCATTCGTGGCGAATGTCTATATAGTAGCAAACGCACAATTTCCAGAGCAATTAACAGATGACGGCGTTTGTGATTTATGCGACGCAGGAGGAACGACTACTTTACTTGGGAGCGACCCTTCAAATTGGGGTATAATACAGAGTGGAAATGTTGCTTTTAATTCAATAGCAGGTAATACATATCAAGTAGTTTCAGGAACTACATATACATTTATTTTTAACATAACTAACATTCAAGGAACAAATCCGTCTGTGGATTTAATTGATACGGGTGGTGGTAATTTTAGTGGAAATATAACTATAAATGGAACTGATTACGCAGGTCTTCCAGCAACATTTACCCTTACTCCTCCTGCGAAGTTTAGAATAACAAACGATTTAACTGGGAAAACCTCTGCTACTTGTGAAAGTTTTAGTTCCCAAAGTTTCGTAGCAAGTGAAGATTTACAAAGTTGGGTTGCGACAGGAGGTATAAATGGTGGTGTTGCTTTTGTTCCATAATGAATTAAGGGAGTATTTTAGCAAAATTATTATCTTCACATTAATTATAAACAAAGTCAAAATGTCTCTTTCTTCTGCGTCTTCTTATAGCGTCGCTGGAACTGCGATAAAACAGCACGGCGTTCTTACATTCGTGGCAGGACAGACTGCTACTGTTCCTTGTGCCTCTATCGTTGCTACTGATAAAGTAGTTCTGCGTGTCGCTACAATCACCGCACGAGCGAACCCTGATTTAGGTCTTGATAATCAATTCACAGTTGCTATTACTGCTGGAACAGGATTTACTGCTGTTGGTCTTGATGCTACTTATGCTGGAACTGTTGAATACTGTGTTCTTGCTTGCGGTCTCCCTGCTGTGAATGTTGCCTCTGCTTAAAGTTTTAGGTGAAGTAGGTGAGGTAGGGTGAGGCATTTCACCATCTATTTCCATTTCTCAATCTCATACTTATCGCCTATATGGATAAGTATGACATTCACCCCACCCCACCCCACCTACTCCACCTACCCACGCCTCAATTTTGGATTATTACTGCCCGTATTTAGATTATTCCAGTATATAATGTATAAAATGAGTAATAATATAACCAAATTACACTATTATTCGTAATAATAATATTATTTTTCCTGTATTAATGTATTTTTATTAGATTATTCCAGTATTATTTAGATTATTACACGCCAACGGGTCGCACAAGATTATTTACACAACTATTTAGGCGATTTTCATCATTATTTTATATAAGTATAAGGTATAGAAACAATATGACGCAACCAACGCAGGTATATTACGATTTAGATGTCGTGAATACGATTACACCATCTCTTACTACATCACAAACGGCACAACCTAACCGCCTTACCTTTACCGAGGTGAGAAGCAGTCCTATCCTTGACAACCCCAGCGACTACTTCCTTTCTATCATTCGGTTTAGTTTAGACACCGCAGGAAGTATGCCCTTATTTATTCCCCAGATTGAATTACAGAATGCCGTTGGTCCTTCCCCTTGGAACAATACTGTCTATTATGTGAGTTTGGAGTATAACCCTCCCCTCGCTCCTGCTGACCGATTGATTTCAAAGAAGCGTGTTATTTATGTCCCCCAATCAAATATTTATGACCCTCCTGCTGTCGTCCCTGCTACGCTTAATGAAGCAACCGAACCCTACTACTGGGTGAATAACATTCAGGCGTTTATCTGTATGATTAACGAGGCACTCAAAGATGCTTATGCTGATATTATCGCACAGGCACTCGCACACCTCCCCGCCCCCATCACCCTCCCTGCGACTTGGATTGCTGGTAATGAACCCTATTTGCTTTGGGACGCTCAAAGGGCAATCGCAACGCTGGTCGCACAGGCAGACCTCTTCACCCAAGATTGTTTAGGGGTCGGTTCGGCAGTCGGTTTCGTCTATTTTAACAACCCCCTATTTACCCTCTTTTCGTCCTTCCAGTCAATCCACAACTATACCTTTGAACCTAACCCTGTGAGTGTGAATGATGGCGAGGCGAACTATTTGATTAAGGTATTTAACAAAAAAGGAGGGGTAGGCAACAATTATGTAGCGACTAATGCGACTGCTGGACCGCCTTATGATGCCCTTTATATGGAACAACCATATAGCACAGGTGCGACCCTCTGCCCTATTCAGTCGCTCGTCTTTACGACTACCCTCTTACCCGTTCTCCCCCAGTTGATAGGTATTCCCAGAATATTAAGCAATAATAATGGTTCGGTAGGACAGAATGATAATTTAAGCAACGAAATTACCGACCTCGTGGTTAATTTAACAAACGGAACTGAATACTTCCCGAATGTGCTTTACTTGCCTACTGCCGAATATCGCCTGATAGACCTTCAATCCAATTCCCCACTTTACGGCATTCAAATTAGCGTGGCGTGGAAAGATGTGTATGGCATTTACCACGACTTTTATCTTCAATATGGTTGCTCTTGCTCCTTGAAAATTATGTTCCGTAAGAAAGACCAAGGAGTTTATTGATTTTAGGCATAATCTAATATTTTTTTATCTTTGTTATAATTATAAACGAAGATAAAATGGCGTCCGCTGATTTTGAGAAGGTTTGCGTCCAAGACGATTTGCTACTGACTACCGACAAGGTTCGTTATGCCGTCTTTAAGGGTGCTCAAAATATTACCCCGTCCCAGTATGAGGCGATTTCCAAATCCACCTCTTCCATCACTTTTAATATCCAGTTGCCGAGTGAAAGCACAGTATTTAGTCGCCGTGTTATGGTGGAGACAGAGATGTCTATCACCTTTAAGGCGACCCCTACCGCTGATATGCCTGTCGGTCAGGCAGTCGTTAATTTAGGATACGCTTCTGCCCTTGGTCCATTCCCTTTCCATTCTTGTTGCTCTACTATTCAGGCGACCATCAACAACAATACTGTCTCGCAGAACCAGCGTGATATTATGTTCCAGTTGCTTCGCTTCGGCGACCGCCGTGAAGTTGCCCGCTACAACAACGCTACTCCTACCCAGTATGATAGTTATTGGTCTTACACCGACGCTCTTGGTGCGAACAACAACCCCAACTCCGCTTGGAACGACTGCGAGTTAGACCAAGATTTCCAACCCAGAGGTTCATTTGTCATCACCTCTATTGCTGGTAATACGCCCAAGGCGAACGGTGCTGACCTTGCCGAGAGAACGATTGTCATCACCTTTAAGACCCGAGAACCTCTTATGTTGTCTCCTTTTATCTGGTGCGACCCAGAGAGCAACAACGCTGGTATGTATGGCGTCCAGACCCTCAACTTTGTCTTCAACTTGGGTTCTGCTAATCGTGCTGTTCGTCTCGCCAACGGACCAACGGGAACTGCTACTGCTACTGTTGCTAATCCTTGGTTCTCTATCGGCACTCAACCCTACATTTCAAGCGTCGTGTCTTCCCAGTTGCTTATGCTCTTCTTGACCCGCCAACCCTCCAACTTGGTCTCTGCTCGTAATGTTCTGCCATTTGCCGAGTATCCTCGGTATTTGACCTCTGTCTCACAGGCAATCGCCAACGGTTCTTCTGCGGAGCAGAACTTCCAGAGTATCCAGTTGAACTCTGTGCCTGACAAACTGATTATCGTTGCCCGTAAGGTGCTTGCTTCCCAGACACCCGCCGACGCTGATGCCTTCCTTCCCATCAGGAAGATTACTATCAACTTCAACAACAAGGCAGGTCTTCTCTCGGGTGCTACTATGTGGGACTTGTGGCGTATGTCTGTTGAGAGTGGTTCTAATCAAACTTGGGCGGAATACAGCGGTCGTGCTTACAAGTCCTCGCAGGTAGGACCAGCGTCCGCTACTGCTCTTCCGCAGGTTCTCCCCCTTTGCGGTTCGGTTCTCGCCTTGGAGTTTGGTCGCCATATTGAACTTGATGATGTGTATGCTTCTGGTTCTATCGGTGCTTTCCAACTTCAATTCAAGGTTGAGTTGGAGAACCATACGGGTCTCAATATCGGTGCGAACGAGTATGAACTTGTGCTGATTACTATGAACTCGGGTGTGTTCGCAATTGAGCGTGGAACTTCCCAGACCTACACCGCCATCTTGTCTCGTGCTGATGTGCTTGCTGTGTCTTCTCGTCCCCAGTATTCCAAATCTGGTCTTGCCCGTATCGTCGGTGGTGCGGTTGAAGACAAGGTTAAGATGCTTGCTCGTCCTTTGATGGACGCTGTTGGTATGGGTTCGTCTGGCGGTGGTCTCTCTGGCGGTGGTGTCAGCGGTGGCGGTGCTTCGGGCGGTAAGATGGCGAAGCATCTTGGTATGTAATTGATTTAGGGCGTTTCACCAGAGGTCGCTACGAGCGACGAGAGATGATTGTAAGTCCCGTTTTTAGTAAGTCCTCCACCACCCCTAATGAAAAAAATCTTAACTGGTTTTACCGAGGTAGTTCAGCGGAAGAACGACGCACTCATAATGCGTAGGTCAGGCGGTTCAAACCCCCTCCTCGGTAAGTAATAAAATAAAAAGAAGGTCTTACCCTGCCTTCTCTTTATTTGTGCGTGTTTAATACTCTACCTTCTTCTCTGTGAAGAATGTCCTATGCGAAACAAGGACGACACCTGCTTCTTGTGCTTGGAGTTCATCTTCCTCGGTGGGTTTGTCCCAGTTGTTTAGGACAACATACAGGTCTTCCATAATCCGCTTGGCGAAGAACTCGCCGAAGATTTCGGTGATGTGTTCCTTGTTGGGTGCGAGAATGTTCCTGCGAAAACTGCTCCAATCCCAGTCAAGAAAGGGGATAAGTTTCAATAGCATAGCGATTTTGGCGAAGAACTCCTTGTTGATTTGTGTAGGAATATTAACTGTCTGGATTTGGACGACCATACTTTCATCTCCACAGCACCCCATATGAAAGAAGGGGATTTGGATTTTTCCATTTTTGACCCCACACTCTCCACGGTGCTTTGGGGCGTTGAACTTGACGGCAGGGGGGGCAACAAGAGTGGTATGCGTGAAAGGCACATTACCAAAACCTTCAAGATACATAGTTCCTTGCGAGATAGACATACGATACGATTGCGTTGAATGACTGCTATAAGTAGATTAATACTCAAAACAAATCAATTTTTTTTGAAATGTGTGAAAAATAGCATTTCATCATATTTTTTGAGTGTGGGGGTAGGTGAGGTAGGTGAGGTAGGTGAGGTGGGGTGGGGTGAATAGCAATCCTATCCTATTGTTCGGTTTGGTGGGTTTGGAGATTGGCGGACTTTTGTCAAACGCTTCACCCTACCCCACCTACCTCACCTACTTCACCTCCCTTTTGTTGCCTTCGGCAAAATTAAAATCTTGGCGTAATATAGAAAAGAATGCCTGTCAAACTTCCCCGCCCTCCTATCAAACCTGTCGTGGATTTAGCAAAAAGGGTGTTGCCCGTTCTGTGTCCCAACCCTAATGTTTCGCTTACATTACCACCTAAAATTACTTTCGGTTGTCGTTGAGTGAAGATTAAGGTGTTTTTTTCTCCATCTTGTTTAAGTGATTAGACAAAATGGAGGGTGCTGTTGCCTATTATGAAGTTTCAAAACTACATTCCCGTATTAAGCAATTAGAGGAAGAAAATGCTGAATTGAAAAAAAAATTAGAGACATCTACCGCTGAACGACTGGGATTTCGCTCTGTCTCTTTTGGTTCTCCCTGTATGGAAGACCCTGTTTCTTCGCCTACCTGTGTGCCTCGTAGTGCTGTGTGGAAACCTCACCCCAACCCTAATTGGCGTGTAGAAGGGATTTGATTGCGTTGAGTTGCTGTTGTAATTTTTGGTTTTCAAAGCGAAGTGCTTGGTTCTGTGCTTCAAGGACTTCAACCTGTCTGCCTACTGCGTCGCTCACGCTGTCGCTGATGCCGATTGGTTTGTCTTCGGGGAACACCTCCTCCTTGGTGAAGTTTGCCTGAACGAGTGCGAACAATTGTGCCTTGACATCATCATCTTCAAGGTCAAGAAGGTCGCTCACGCCCATCACTCCATTCTGGATTTGCTCTTGCGTGTAGGTGTGGGCGAAATCTTGGAGATATTCGTCGTCAAATAGGTCTTCCACATCAAAGAAATCTGGGATAAGTTCGCAAATCTTCTGGTCGTATTCCCTGCCGAATGCCTCGCCTGTTGCGTGAATGCCCTTATAAAGGGTGTCAAGTTGGTTCTTGAAATCAATTCCTCTGCTTCCGCTCATTATATAATCGTTGTGCTTGTATCGCTGTCTATTATATAATGTGATTAAAACATTTCAATTTTTTTCAAAAACAATTGAAATCCTAATATCTTACTTTTTTTCAAAAGTTTTCTAAAAGTTTTTTTGTGATATGCGTATTTTTCACTATTTTCAAAAAAAATTGATTTGGTTTTCATTCAATCTTTAAGTATCAACGCACTCAAAGAAAGCAAGAATGGAACAAAGCAACGCAATCAAGAACGCAATTGAATTGCTGACAGCAAACGGATATGAGGTTTTCCACGCCCCCTTTATCAGCATCTCTGGATATATTAAAAATATGGAACACGACCTCGCAATTTACAGACGCAGGGACAAGATGGAGCGTGAGGAAGCACAACGCAAGGAGGAGGCAAGGAAGAAGAGACAAGAGAACAAGAAGAAGAGAGAAGAGGCGAAGAAGGCACAAGCGAATACTCTTTGTGAGTGTGAGGAGTGTCAAAAGTGTCCCTCTCACATCAATCCTTATGAATGGGCGGAAGCAACACACCCTAAATAAACCGCAAATCGTTCATTATGGTCGCATTACAAACGCAGTTATGCTTATAATAACCCTGCTTGGTGGAGAACATCTTTACATACTCGTAGAGATGTGTAAGCAGATTTTTTTCTTCAACAAAACTGCTGTTGTGGTGTCGCAAAGAGGACAGCGTTGAGTTGCTGACGCTGAATGCGTGGAGCGTGTCCTTCCACACTTTATATTTAGCATTTAGTTCCCGTTGTGCTTTAAGATACTCTTCCTCGGTGTAGAGTTTTTTTCTGGATATTTCTTTCAGTTTGGCGAGTTCTGCGTTATACTCGGTCATAAATGCCTCGTGATTTTTATCTATATCGGTGTTGAGAACGCTGATATAACGGGCAACTTTGTCTGCCTTTTCGCTCTGCGTCTGCGGAACTTTTATGATTTTGTGTGTCGCAACCGATACGGGTAATACGGCAGGTAAGCGTCGTATGACCGAACTGGACTTGGGGGCGGGGCGGGGGGAGGGTTTAGGTTTAACCTTCGCCACCACCTTTGCGGGTGCGGGTGCTGGTGCGGACTTTTTGCTTCGTTTGAAGACCTTTTTG